TTTTCTTCCTTAAGATGTTGCTTTAGAAGTTCAACATAGATGTCTCGTTCCCAAGGCATCATGTTTTCAATCTCAGTTAATGAATATTTATGGTATTGCATCAGGGCGAAATTTAATCTAAAGTATGACTCAAGATTCATGTGAGCCATACCTACGCGAAAAAACTAGACAACCCCTCAAGAACAACTTCACTCTCAACCTTAGTCTTAGGATTAGTAACATTCAATGTATGAGACAACTTGGGCATCGTCTCAAAGAACTTTTCAATGTCTTTGAACTGAATCGAGTTCATCTGTTCAAGGAAATCCATCACCTCTTTTTTACTGACATCATCAGTAGACCAAACCTCTTCCTCACTATAAATCTTATCAACACAACTAGCAATCAATTCAAATGATTGATCAAAACTAGAATCATTAACATCAAAGTTATTCTTGATGAACTGATCTAGTGATGGATATCTCATTTCCATCATCAACTTATCATCAAGTTTGATTTGTTTGATGTGTTCTGGATTTTCAGTGACCTTAATTTCATCAATGTCAATCGTTACAGGGATTTGAGTAACACCATCATCTGGTGCAATGATATTAACCTCAACCTCCTCACCAACTGATTTACCTCTAATATTCAAGAAGAGATATTCAATATCAAAAGTAGGGAGAATCTCTACTTTCACACCTCTAGTCTGAATACAATTCTTAATGACGGACTTAACAGCGGTTGTAATCTGTTTCTGATCCTCGGTTTCAAGTGCAAGGACCAAGAGTTTTTCTTCTTTCACTAGGAAAGGTCTGTATTTAATAGACTTTTTTGTAGAAGGCAATACCAACTCATATGTTGGTGTAGCAATTTTAGGTAAAGGCATAATATCCTATAACGAGGTCAGTGGTTTATTTATTATGATACTGGAGGTCCTGGTGGATCAAAGAATTCACCATAATTATTAAGTAATCCTTGATTGGATCTAAATCTAACATATCTAGTGTATGCAAAGGACACACTTAGTTTTAATACATCACTTTGAGCATATGAAACAGGCATTGAGATGACATTGAGTGGGAATGCATCTACAAATTCATATGTCAATTGAGCATCTGTGAGGTTCTTCTCAAACTTCGTAAGATGAATCGGAGTTCTATAAGTCTGAGGGTAATTCATTCTATATGTGGCTGCATTACTCCTATACATCTCCCTCATATCACCACCATTAGGGTTGTCAACATTCATACCACTTATATAATCAACCCAACCCTCAAAAAATTCAATGACATCATATGATTTATCAACATAGAAAGTCATATCTATCGTAGAGTCATACATTCTACGATAGACCATCCTTTCAGTGACACCAGTATAATTATTAGTGACTTCAGTGGTAGAGAATGAAGTACCAGGAAGAGTGGTTTCATGGCAAAGAAGTTCCATGTTCTCACCCTTTTGAGTGTAATCAAATTTTCTTTCAGTTTGTAAAAAACTGAGAACATTTGGTGGTGGTTGAATTTTTACTTGATAAACAGAAGTCTGAGCAAGATTCATTATCTTACTCTTTAGAGCTCCTGTACTAAAAGCATTTGGTGATGCCCCAGCCATCTATAAATACACTTGACTACTATTACTATGTATGTGAGTTTTGGGAAAAAGTATTAAGTCAAAGTTCAAACCGTCGAATCCAGACAAATACATGGGCAATCCCAATAATATCATTTGTCGTTCATCATGGGAACGTAAGTTCTGCACTTGGTGTGATAAACAACCTAATGTATTGAAGTGGGCTTCTGAAGAATTCAGTGTTCCCTATGTGTCACCAGCTGATGGTAAAGTCCACAGGTACTTCCCTGATTTCTTAGTTGAATTCAAGGAATCCAATGGTAAAACCAAGAGACAAATCATTGAAGTCAAACCCAAAAGACAGACTAAACCTCCTGAAAAGAAGGGAAGAATAACTAAATCATATCTGTATGAGTCAGCTGTCTATGAAATTAACATAGCAAAATGGAACGCAGTCTCTGAGTTTGCCAAAGATAATGGTATTGAATTCAAAATCATAACAGAAGATGAGTTAGGTATCAAACAGTATGGACGAGGAACAGGAACAGTATCTAGAAAACGAAACACTAAGAACCGAAGATCTAATTGATGTTTGTGCAGGTCTGACTGATGCTGATGACAAGATGATGGAAGTCCTTGAGAGACTTTCAGATGTTGAGGTTGTTCCTGATGTCGGTAGATACTACACTTTCATATATCAACCTAAGACTCCTCGTATTCGTTATGATCAATACCCACTCATTGCCTGTACCGAAGTTAATCAATGGGGTTTCAAAGGAATAAATTATCATTGGGGTAAGTTCAGAAACTATACATGGCAAGAGGTACAAAGTAATCTCCATATAGTATATCCAATGGAACTTGAAGACCTCAGGTCAATAGATTATCAAAAATTCGATCTAAATATCTAAAAAGAGATAAATGGCAACGGACCTATCTAACTGGAATAAAAAAACAGGAGATGAGTATGTCTACCAAAGAGTAGAAAGGCGTCCGTTCGGTGATGCTGCTAATAAATCAAATCAAGAAATTAATATTGATGGAAATAAACAAACAGGTAACTACACAGTTTCTGCAACTGGTACAAAATTAGGTGGTCTTGAAGGATTTTCATCTGGTACAGACATTCCCATTTACAGTTTTGATGCTGACCAAGATAAGGTCACTATCCTTAATGATAGTTATTTTAAAAAAATATTCCAGGGAAATAATGATAGAAATGACACTTTCAAAAAATTAAATAAACAAACAAAGATAGACATACTTTCTATTGCACAAAAAGAATCAGAAACAAAGAATGAAATCAACGACCTTAATAGATTAAGTAATCTTAAATCATACGAGTCATCATCTAATGTAGTCAATTCATCCCCCCAAACAATTACATCAGGGCCAAATTCATCTAATAATCAGAGTACATTTTCCAAAACGAATAGTGCAATTTCTGATTTTGATAGGGGATCAGATTTTAGGCTACGAACAATTGCATCAGTTAATGCAGGTGACCCAGGATTACAACCTACAGGAGCACAATACTTCAGATATCCAGAAGGTAGAATACCAAACCTTGGATATGATTACATTCAGATTACATCCTATAAGTATGTTCCTGGATTGAATCTTCCAGATCCACCCAAACCAGTTGATGCCGGTGCTGAAGCGCCAACTCCTGCTGAAGCTAGTTCTTACATAAACACAGATAGAAGAGTAACTAGATCGAGTCAGATTCTATCTCAAACACCAGAGAATATAATTCAACTTCCAATGACTGGTGGTCTTTCAGATACAACAGCTGTCAGTTGGAATTCAGATACTTTAAGTGAATTGAATATGATAGCTGGTAATATTGCATATAATAGAATAACCACCTCTGGTAATCCCGCTGGTGCTGTACTTGATGCAGCGATGGATGTGATGAAAACAGGTTCTGAACTTCTCAAAAATGAGGATGTAAAGAAACAATTGATGGCTTACTTTGCAGGACAAGCAGCATCAGCTCCCAACTTCGTTCAAAGAGCCACTGGTAAGATTATCAATAACAATATGGAATTGTTATTCAATGGTCCTACACTCAGATCTTTTAACTTCAGTTTTAAATTAAGACCAAGATCTGAAAGTGAATCAGTTCTCTGTAGAAACATCATCAAATCACTGAAGAGAGATTCAGCACCCAAGACAAGCAAAACAAATCTTTTCCTTGAAACACCAAATCTATTCCTCATCGAATACATGTATCAGGCACAACAGGGTAACACACCCTCATACACACAACACCCCTTCCTGAACAAAATTAAACCCTGTGCTCTTACATCAATCAATATCAATTATACACCTGATGGTTCATATATGACTTATGAAACTAATGGTTCTATGATTGGTTATGATTTAAACCTCACCTTCCAAGAGATTGAACCAGTCTATAGAAGTGATCAAGAGGAAGAATACACACAAGACAACATGGGATTCTAATGGCTAAAACTTACTTCAGAAACATTCCAGACTTCAATTATGTTAGTAGACTGGAAGGACAAAAGAATATCTCTGAGTACATCAGAGTAAAAAATCTCTTTAAGAGGGTAAAGGTAAGGGAAGACTTGTTCAATGAACTTTCTTATTTTACAAAATATAAGGTCATAGATGACGAAAGACCAGATCAAGTCGCTTACAAAATCTATGGGACACAAGACTATGATTGGATTGTACTTTTAAGTAATAACATTTTAAATGTTCAATCAGAGTGGCCTCTGTCCAATGAATCATTCAACAAATACATGTTTAATAAGTATGAATCAGAAGATAACTTCTCTAAAATTCATCATTATGAAACAAAAGAAATAAAAGATAGTTTTGGTAGAATTATTATTCGTGCTGGTCTAAAGGTTCCAAGTGATTATACTGTCAGTTATTATGATTCTGGATCACAAATCACAACATCGGATACCACAATATCTATAACGAATTATGAATATGA